TGGAATCTGCCAGAATGTATCTGCCTCGATGTCGCCGAAGCCATAAGCCTTTGTTGAAGCTGAATTATTATGTAGCCATTTTTGAATCATGGAATCACCTGTAGGAATATGACGATTGCGGCATCTGAAGCATTGCCGCCTTGGTCTATGTGTTTGATGTAAATTTGATCGCCAGCATTGAAAGTCTGGTCTGGAATTGTTTCTGTGAAAAACTGCACGTTTACTTTGTTTGGTGTGGTGTAAAAAGCTGCGCCGCCAGTAGTGTTGCGCCTGAACTCTAAAGCATAGTCAGCACTGCTATTTCGATTCGAATAAGAGAATCCCTTGAGAATCGAATTGACTGGAATCAAAACGGGGGTTGAATCGCCAGAAAGTAAATTTGAATAACCGTAAAAGGTTCCGTTTCCCACCGTGCCATTGTGCTGAAATGTTAAAGTGTACCTTGCTGCGAACGCCGCAAGTGCAACGTCATCGAATGCAACAAACGAATCGGCCAAGTCCTTAAAGCCTAATTGGTTTGACCCGTTCGCCTCTATTTTCAATGTGCAAGCACTATTAAAACAATGGCCTCCACTTTGAATGTAGGTCGTGTTTCCAACCTGAGAAGGAATGCCATCAGAGCCAACGAACAAAGGCCGCACGGGAGTTTGTCCCCATGCAGCCGATGCGAATAATAAAAATAGAACTAGGTTACGCAAGGCGGCCTAATTGCTCAATGTGAATATGAAGGTCGGTCGCGCTCTTTGCGTAGCCAGCCATCACGATTGTGTTTCCAGTGCCAGTTGGGCGAGTCGCAGTGACAGCACCAGCGGTAGCACTTAAAAACATTCTGTCTCCTGGAGTCATTCCAGAGAAGCCAGTAAGAACACCTTCAGAAACAACATCGACAGGAGCGGTGTCGATTGCTCCGGCAAGAGCGAATCCCATTAGGCGAGAGGCAGCACCACCACCAGCGGCAGACGCTTTTGAAACGCTGTCAGCAGCAGAGATGTAAAGTGCATCAACGGCAGCGATTGCCTCGTCAGCAGTGTAAGAGTTGAATACTTGGTTTGCGAAGTTATTCGCCCAAGACAATTGTCCTGCGCCATCAGTAGTAATGACTTGGTTAACTGAACCGTCAGCTTGTGGCCAATTAACGCCATCAAGAACCAAATCACCTGCTCCGTCTGGAGTAAGTATGAGATTGCCATCAGTATCGGTTGATACAATCGAGTTACCAGAAGCAAGAACATTGCCGAATTGACCACTTAATAGAGTGATCTCATCTGCTGCTGTGTCCATTTCTAAAGGCACACCGTCCGCTGCGATTTTTAATAATTTAATTTGAGCCATGTTTTATTTTCCCCTTTTTTTATGTTGTTGTATTTTCTTTAGGCAGAGATTTAACCTCAAAAGTCAGATCGTCGATAACTTTGTTATCAAGTGATGTGCCTAGCTTTTCTTCCAAAGACTTTTTAAATCTAAAGTATTCAGACTTCGCAGCATCACTTCCTTCCCTTGCGGCCCTCAATGCAGTTGCAGCAAAGAGTTTAACCTGTGCCTCAGCTGTTTCGACATTTTTCTGGAGAAGTTTAACAGTTGCCTCTGCTGATAAATATTTATGTTTTTCACACTGCATCTCAGCAATCGTGCAGCGCCATTCCCAATATTCATCATTTCCTAATCTTGGCAATTCAAAGTCAGTATTTTCAGTTTGTTGGTTCGGAATTGTTTTTGTTTTTTTCTTTGCCATTTCTTAAGATGCCCTTCTCATTGGCTGTAGGAAGTTGAAAAATATATCAGTAACAGAAACGGCAAAGCCAATTTGTTGCACTGTTCCGGTATTTGGCACTGAATGAGTGAGTGAGCCATCGGTGTGGATGAATATTGGTGAGCCAATTGTAAGCCCAGAATAACCAGTCAACCTTCCCACCAAAAGAACCCTACAAAGTACAGCACTAGATTTATCATAACATACGCCAAACGCTCCATTGGGAATTTGTGCTGCAGTATTTGATGTCAGAGCTGTGACAGTTTCGGAGGCATTTATACGAACTGGGTCGCCAGCAAAAGTTCCTGCGTCTGTATTAAAGTCAGCAAGAATTCTTTGTGCGGCTTCTGAGGCTGGTCCAGGTGGACCTGGGACACCTTGTGGACCTTGTGGGCCTGTATCTCCACGATCGCCCTTTGAACCCATTGGTCCGGTGAAACCAGTGGCCCCCTGTGGACCACGCTCCCCCAGATCGCCTTTCGGACCATCTTTACCTCGCGGTCCACGTTCACCACTAGGACCGTGGGGGCCAACCGGTCCTAGTTTTTTTCTTGGTCCTGCTATAGCCACAATTTAGCTCCTTGAAAATGCCAATACACATCTACAATTTATTACTTGTCCGGCTGGTGCACTTGGGTCTCCAGGTCCGTCCATAGTTGTACCATCGTCCATAATGAATTTTTCATTTATAAAAACGCGTGTGCCATCTTGGTCACGGTGGTCATGCCTTGTTCTTCCGTCCTCAACCGCAACCCATTCTTTTTTAAGGTCTGGAATGTCGAGTGATTTAGCTGCCTCGTTTGCGCCTTGGTTCGATGCCATTGCCACTTCTGTACGAGCGATGACCTCTGTTCTTGATTTTGAAAGCTGACTGAATTCATCGGAGATTGAATCGGCAATTTGTCCAACACCCAAGCCTTGGTCAACTCCGGTTGCTATTTGATTTTTAATTATCCGTTTGGTTTGTTCTATGGTTGTGCCCTTGATGAGTTGCACGGCTTCTTCACTGCGTTTTTTAACAAAGAATTGAATCCAAGATGTGAAATCTGATTCCTTTTTTGTCTCCCAGTTTTGACCGTGAAATTCCTTAGCGCCCATGATTATGGGTTCACCAAATGCCTGAGCTGTTCTTTTTAAGGCACGTTGTAGGGATTGTTTTAGTTCATCGTCTGCTGAGTCCACGGCGCGCAATGCTTGAGATTCTGCAAAGCGATTGTCTGTGGTGTTTATTTTTTTCAGTTCTGCTGTGATCTTTCCAAAATAGTCTTCCTCAAGTTCCTTTTTTAAATTGCGTCCGTAAAATTCTCTTAGCGCATTGAGCTTACGAGCTGTCTTGAGTTTGTCGTCACGAGTGATGAGGTTGACTTGTTTGATTTCCTCGAATGGGTCTATGGTTTTAAGGATGATTTTAGCAGGTGGAATGGGGGTGGATTTTTCAGGTGGTGGTGGTTGTGGTGGTTCTTTTGCTGCGAGTTTGTCACCACCCTCTATTTCCTCATACCCTATGGCTTGGCGTTTTTCGTTTATGGTGAGGTAGTCAACTTCTTGATATTGTTTGAAGCGTTGCTCTCGTTTGATATTGAGTGCGTCTATTTCGTCCTTGTTTATATCTAGGTAAAGGTTATCGCCGTATGCAGGAACCAGCCAGCGGTTAAATTCGTCACGCAATGATTCAGCGATTGGAATGATTGTGTCTTCGTATAGGGCAAGACGTGCCTCTTTAAAGTTGTTGTATGTGGAATCACCTGGAATATTTAATAATATAGGGGGTACACCAAGGGCGCGTGAAATGTTCCTTGCGTTTTGGTTATTACCTTCAATAAAGTTTAGGTCAATTGGTGAGAGTGAAACCTGTTTCCAATCCATACCGCCTTCAAGTATTAGTACTTTGCCAGCGTTTGAGGCGCCTGAATATTGATCACGAAATTCTTCTTTAAGGTTTTCAAATTGTTCGTCTGTGATTTTGCCCTCACCACCGTTTATATCTTGAGAGATTGTGAGTAGTCCTCCAGGTCTGGCATTGTTTTGAAGCAGACCAAGGTTCCATTTGGCAGAGGAATTTAAGGCATCAATTGAAAGCATTGAGGGTTCAAGTGGGCTGAGGCCGAACCAGTGGTCGGTTGGATTGAAGCGTTTAACGTGCATAAGGTCTGTGATGCCGCTCACTTGGTCAACGTCAAACACGCGAGATATTCCCTTGTATTTAAAAATGTAGGCTTTTGGGATGCCGTACTCACCCGCGATGATTGTGATATAGGTGGGCATAATTGACCAAAGTTCTTTGAATTGTTTGCCTGAACCGCGCACACCTTCAATGTATGTGTTTCCACTGATTTGATAATAACTGACCACAGATTCAAAGAATGCTGCTTTGGCTTGCATGGGGTTTGGCTTATGTAAAAGCTCGAGTATTGGATGTTCTATGATTTCCTCAACTGAATTGCCCTTTTTTTGGTATAAAACCCATTTGAGGTTTGCCACTCCCTTTGCCACACGTTGAACGGCATCGTAGCAAATATCATTGATTTGGTAGCCTTGTTTGGCCATTGCATCGTAGTTGCGAGGGGTTTGCCTTGGAGCACCTTGGTCTTGTTGAGAGACTAGAGTAAGTGCGCGAGATTGTTTACGTTGAAATAGTTTTTGGATGAAGTTCATAATTTATATTGCCCTGACCCTTAGTGTTCTTTTTGGTTTATTAAAATATTCTACCATCATAGATGTGGTGTCACAGTTGCTTACTAGAGCCATATTTGCATAATAGCACCCAGATCGTTCAACGGTTAAGTTGTAGACGATGGTACCTGTGTTTTTGACAGCAGTTGACGTGGCAGAATCTTTTGAATTTGTGTTTGCTTTTGAAAGCTGTTCCACACTGTATGCATGTTCCATCGATGAGTGGTCTTTTGGCCATTGCTTGTTTTCCATTTTCGCTGTGCCATTTTCTTCCCTCTTGTGAAGCGTGCCAAGGCTTAGAAAGCGGCCTAATTTCTTCCAAATGTTTGAGTTGTTTGTCTCTATCCACTTTTTTACGAGGCCTTTTGTAATGTTCGTCACGCGATAGGTGTTCCAGATTAGAAAAGTCGTTGTTGTGAGTGTTGCCGTCGATATGATGAATGTGAAAGCCTTTTGTGATTGTCCTCTTTGAATAAAATTCCCAAACCGCCACATGAAGTCCTTTAGGATTTTTTCTTTTTTTATAATTTGCTGACTGACTGAGGTAATATTTTCCCGTCCCCATGAGTCTGTACTTGATTCCATTGAATACAATAGTTTTCGGTATTTCCATTTAAGCAAACATAGTTGTGAAAGGTTGTTGATACAACTTGTATGAAACGATTCAGCGGGTACAAAGCCAGTGTGGCTTTCTGAAAAGTACCTGTGTGCTGGTGTGACAGTAGTGCCGTTGAAGCAGATTGTTTCTGCTAGTCCAGTTGCCCCACATGCTGAGACTGTATCTATTCCGTAAGGCGTTATAATTTTGTCCCCTATTCTTATTTTCTCAATTTCAATATTTCCGAACAACGTGGCGATCATTGTTCCGGCGGCAAAGCATTGGTCGTCATGTTTTGCGTTAGGAAACCTCTCGTGTTCCAGAATAAAGTCTTCTACCCAGTCTTGGCCAATCGGGAGGTGACAATTCCCTGCCTGAATTGTAGGCGTTGCGGCAATTAATCTCAATTCCTTGTCTCCCTTTGGGTTAAACGCCACCACCGGAAGCCTTGTGTTTCTTTGCATGTACTGGATAAGAGATGAGCCAGAGGATTTGTCCTCTATAACTATCGCGTTTGGTTTGTGTTTCGCCGCAAGGTTCACGGCCACTCTTTCAAGTTCTGGCGCCTCATGTTTTCCCCTGTGTACATTTATTAAATAGTATCCGGTGTCGGATTCAGCCCATGTGGAACATACAGAATAATCGTTTGATAGGCCAACCTTTTGCGCACAGTCCCAGAATTGGGCAATACGTTTAATATCTTTTGGCAATTCTTTGTAATGTTTCCACCATTGTCTTTTGACCAAAGCGCCTTCGATTGGGGCTGGGTTCTGTTGGTAAAGGGATTCAAAGTCCCGTCCTAAGCCGGATTTCCGCTGGTTAAGGAACTCAAGATTGTATCTTTCAGGCCATAGAGCATCGCCAATATTTCTGGGGTCTTCTGGCAATTTGTCGAATTCTTCAGATCTGATGGCCTGTAGGGTGAGGACTTCAAATCTTGGGAACTCTGGGTTTTTGCTCATCTCAGCAATAACTTTGCCGATTAGGTCGTCTTCATGCCATCGGGTGGCGGTTAAGAGAATCTGTTTTCTGCCCTCTAATCTGGATAGAATGTCATTTTGTAGCCAATCCCAGCAAAGATCTCTGATCCTTGTAGAGCTGGCCTCTTCCCTGTTTTTGATCGGGTCATCAATAGAGACAACTTGGCCACCAAATCCGGTGACACCAGCACCGCGGCCAACAGAAAGAAGCCCTCCACCTGTAAGCTTTCCATCCGGCTCGCAGACCTCAAATTTCTTGTTGTTTCGAACTGCCTCGCTGGGTTTTGTGAGGAACTGAGATTCTGAGAGGACAGTATTTGGGAAGATCTCGTTATAGGTTGGTGAGTCGATAATCCGCTGAACGTCCCTGTTCATGGCGCTGGCAAGGGTTTGGGCATAGCTCCCGATAATGAATGTTTTGGCGGGGTCAATACCCATCATATATGCAGGGAGGCGTCTTGATACCAATTCTGATTTTGTGTGTCTTGGTGGGGCTTCGATGATGAGATTTTGAATATGCCCATCGGCAAATCTCTGTAGTTTGTTGAACATGACAGCATGATGCCAGTTGAACTGGAAGTCGTGCTTTGTTGCTCTGACAAAATACTCAAAGCTGCCTCTTGCTCTTCTTTTGTTCTTTTCGTGCAGAGCAAGAGCTAAATCAATTTTACTCATCAGGGTCAGATTTGTTGTTTGCCTTAATGTAGGCGTCGAGCTGTTCTTCAGTCATCATAGAGAATCTGTTTACTGTTGTGACTTGGCTTTCAGATTCAATTTTTGTGCTGAACTCATGTTTTCGTTTGCGCTCAAGGAACCATTTTGCCAGCTCGAGGTTGTCAGAATTGAGTGCTTTTATGATGGTAGTTCTGGCCTTAAGTATTGGTTTTTGTTTAAGTTGTTCTTTTCTGTCTACAAAATCTGGATTCTCAAGTTGGAAGGTATAGAGTGTCTGCCGACAGATTCCGGCGTAAGCGCAAGCCTCTCCATCAGAGCAACCGATAGAGAAAGCGTATTCAAGTTCAGCGATCATTTTGTCATCCATAACTCTTGGTCTTCCTCTTTTGGTCTTGTTTTTGGGTCTTCCAACAGTTTTTTTTTTGGGCTTTGGTTTGTACGACATACTTTGATTATCTTAAATATATATTTTATACACAAGTTTCAATGAATAAAAAGTATAACAGGGCAAGACAGGGTTTAGAATCCCAAAGATCTGGCGCATGGTTTGAGCGGTATTTGGTAAAATTGTTCAGCAAGAAGGGCTGGAAGTTGCTTGAGATCAAGGATGGAGCACGGATAGTTGCTGGAGGACGTGCGATAAGGCAGAAGCAGCCGTTTGATTTTATTGCCTTGAGTCCTGATGGGCTTGTATATCTTTTCGATGCGAAGAGCAGATCTGGGAAAACGCGCATCACACCCTCTATGTGTACAGGGGGTATGAAGTCTGGCAAGCCAGACTCGACTAAAATGCAGTATCAGCAATTTTTGGAGATAAACCAGCTTCACGACAATTTCCGATGTGGGTTTGTGTTTTTGTTAAAAGACACTCTTGAGGTCCGGTATGTGGATGTTACTGGCTTTCAGAATCCGATGGAGGAGAGTCTGCTTTGGGGGAAGATCGGGTATTCTTTGGAAATTCAATTCTGTTGAACATGGGGTTGTAGAGGAAGTTTTGAACAGATTTCCTTATGAGTGATGAAACAGAGAGGTCGAGAGACTGCGCGGCAATTTCCTTCATGTATTCGATGTCTTCAAGTGGTAATCTTACGAGGACTTTTTTGAATTTTTGCATTATTTAATATATACCTAGAATATATGGCAAAATCAAAGAAACTTGAAATACAATGTTCATCGAGTATCGACTTAGATTTAGATTCTTTGCTGCCGACACAAGGAAACCTAAAAGAATTGTCCAAAGACTCGTTTCGAAAGTTCCGATTGCAGCTCTTGGAGAATGGGTTTTCGGAGCCATTTTCTGTGTGGCAAAACGGAGATCGCAACAACATATTAAATGGACACCAAAGGCTGCGAGTTTTGCTTAAAATGCGTGAAATAGGAGATGATATTCCTCAAAAATACCCGTGTTCTTTGATCTTCGCAGACGATATTCATGCTGCCAGAAAGAAGCTCCTTGCGCTTGCCACCCAATACGGAGAAGTGACCTCTCAGGGGCTCTATGAGTTCATGATTGACTCTGATTTGAGCATGGATGACATGAAGAATTTACGGCTTCCAGAAGTCAATATGGACAAATTTCAGGAAGAGTTTTTTGTGGATTTAACTGAGGCTGTAGAAAATGTGAGCATAAAAGAAATTCATGACACAGAGCAATGGATTGTGAGTGTGAACTGCAAGGACGAGCATGATATGGCTCAGGTTTACGAAGAAATGAAGGACAAGGGATATGACTGCAAACTCATCACTTAAGAAATATGAACTGACTTTGAAGAGTGAGGTCTTTGATTCTTTCCGCTGCCAGAGAGCCGCAAACAGCCTTGATATTGACGTTAACAAGAAAAGTGAGCATCACTTCAGTGTAGAGGCAGATATTGAATCTGAGTACAGTATTGGGCTTATCCTGGGAGCTAGTGGTAGTGGGAAGACTACATTTGCTAGTAGTGTGTTTGGGAGTGAGTGCTTTGATTCCATCATGGATTCTGAAAAATCAGTAATTGACCAATTTCCGGAAGGACTCAGTTACGATGAATGTGCGAAGATTTTGAGTGGAGTTGGGCTAACAAGTGTCCCCTGTTGGATTCGTCCTGTAAAAACTCTCTCAAACGGCCAAAAAGCAAGAGCTGAGGCTGCATTGAAAATGTCTACCATGAAACCTGGAGAGGTGAGTCTGATTGATGAGTGGACTTCAGTTGTGGATAGGACAGTTGCTAAGGTAATGAGTCACTGTATGCACAAGTTCATCAAGAAGAACAAATACAAGGCAGTGCTTTTGAGTTGTCATTATGATGTTTTGGAGTGGCTTGACCCTGATTGGGTGATTGATTGCAACAGACAGGTATTCATCGATCGAAGACAGTTCTCTGAAGAGGAAAGAAAAAAAAAAGAACAACTACAATTCACGGTTCGAGAAGTCGACAGAAGCAGTTGGAAGTTCTTCAGCAAGTATCATTATCTGAGCGATCAAGTACCAGGAGGCAAGTGCAGTTTTTACGGTCTATTTCACGGTGTTGAGCAGATTGGGTTCATGTGTTTTGCCAATTATGTCCCGCACATGAAGCCAAAGAAGATCATTTTTCATTCGAACAGAGTTGTTGTGCACCCTGATTATGCAGGGTTTGGGCTGGGTTTGAAGTTTGTGAATATTGCATCTGAGCTGTTTTTCCAGAAAATGAACAGGAATTGCAGGATTATGGCCACCTTTTCGAGTGTTCCAATGCACAAGGCACGGCAAAAGCAGACTGATCTTTGGAGAATATTGAAGATTAGCCGGAGAGTTGGCAGATATAAGAACTCAGGAGACATTGGCAGAAATAAGCGTGGCGTGGATAACGGCTCGTATCGGCAGAATGTGAAGCTTTACAATTACGAATGGATTGGAATGTAGATTTGTTTTTTGGAGATGTTCTCCAGAAGGAGCTCTATTTCTGAATCGGGAGACTTTTCTTGGTACTCCTTGAGATGAGTGAGGAATTCGGGTGGTGGGTTTTCCTCTAAGAGATATTTTTGAGCATTGATTCTCATACACTTTACGCAATAACCGCAGCCTTGGTAAATTTTGAACGTAGGGAACTTTTTCTGCAAACTGTCGTGCTTGTGCTCTCTGAAGTTTTTTTGAGCGTAACAAGAACTAACGTATTTTGCTATTTCTGGGAATGAAGCTTCAAGCTCTGCAAACATGAAGTGGACAGGTGGGATTGAATTCTCAGGGAGAGCTGCGAAGTTGAGAATTTGTGGCGGCTCTTCTGGGTAGAAAAGTTTCGCGGTGATGTCTGCTGCTGATTTTGATGAGGCGAACATTTTGTCGTGTACTTTTTCGAAGGCGCGATTGGAACCGAACCAGATGTGAGTTGGTTTTTCAGTAAGGTGTCCAAATAGAGATGCGAGAGCGAGGGGTTCCCTTAAGCCGATGTTGTGATTTTCTCGGTTGATTCGAACTGAGTTTTTAAGCTTAGTATTTATAAATTTAGTTTTGAGTTTCGCCGCTATTAAAAACGCCGCTTCCTTTTCGTAGACCGATTCTGATTTATTTATATTAGGCGCGTAGAACGCTATACATCTTTCATTAGGATAGAGGCGCTTAAAGATCGCGAGGAGAAGCGCCGAATCTTTCCCCCCCGTTAAGGCGAAGATGTTTAGGTTCTTAGGATTAGGCTTATAGTCTCGAATAGGTTCTAGAGATTCGATAGAGGCGAAAGGCGTAGAGGTTAAGGCGTCTCCTTTCGCCGCTTTAAAATAGGCTATAGAGGTAGCTTTTAGAGCGTTTACGTTTAGAGAGTTTCCTAGGAAGTAGAGGCTTTCGCCTTTACTTAGAGAGATGCATATAGAGCGCATAAGGCGAGCTTAGGCGTTTAGGCGTCTACTAGAAAGTAGAACGCGAAAAAAGCGCCTAGACCTAAGCCTAGACGCCTAAAAAGATTCGTAGAGATATAAAACGAGCTTAAGCTAACTCTACGATAGAGAGCCTAAATTCATCCTTAAACGATAACCTAAGAATCTTTTTAAATTTTCGCTTCGAGTAGGAAGCGTCTATTTCGCTATCGAAAGGAATTTCGAGAATATCGTCTCGCGTCTCTATAAGTAGAGAGAATTTAGAGGTAGCTTTTCGAGCGAGGTTAACGTCTAGAGAGGCTAAAAGATTCGTAAGAACTTTAAGAGTATATGTAGGGACTTTCTTAGTCTCTTCGAAGGTTAAGGCGTTTTTAAAGGCGTTTTTCATAATTTATTTTCTCCTTAGGTTATCGTTTAAGATGTATATATAGTATAGCT